AGGTCTGGACAACTCATCAACTGGAGATCATCGAAACCATTCTTAATCATAGAGCACAACGATCACGGAGATATCAAATTCTTCGGAGAACTCATTACATGCTCAGATATACCGGAATGCGAGCAGGAGAACTTTTTCATTTGAATTGGTCAGATATCGGATCTGGAATCCGTATCGAAGGAAAAGAGGATTGGACGACAAAGAATAAACAAGACTCCATTCTCCCGATACATCCGAAGCTACTGGAGTTTTTACAGATCGAAAAACATGAGGGGGAAACTAATTACTTGGATCACCATTTTAAAGAACTGAGTCATCTCACGTATTCGATGAGAAAGTTTCAGAAGTCTATCGATTTAGATGGACCGAAACCACTCCATGGTTATAGAGCTTCTGTTGCTACTGAACTATTGTCCGGAAATATGAATCCGGTACACGTGCAACATCTGCTACGACATGAACGTTTATCGACTACAGAACTCTATCTGAATACGACTCATTTGCCGCTACAGGAATTGGTGAATTCGTTAGGAATTTACAGAGAGGATACAGAGGATTTTACAAAAACGATGAAGTGGCCAGAGCGGGAATCGAACCTGCGACACACGGATTTTCAGTCGTTAGAGGAAAAGATAGATAAACTGTTACGACTAGTACAGAAAGATCAGTAAGACCAGATCCAGGGACGGGGAGATTTGGAGGTGTTATTTAAATCGTCACAGTGAAGGAACCTAGTACTCCTCGGTCCAGACATCTTAAATCCGAGTCCGGTCATCCCGTACTTCAAACAAAGCTTCATGAGTTCATAGGCTTCCTGACCGTATATCAGAATGTCTACGGCTCTTCCCGTGGTATGTGGTCCAGTGGGTCCAGTGGATGAAATCTCATCGTTATAACGTGGACATCTGTATGCAGAACTAATGACCATCGGTTGTTGATATTCGTCTCGGATCAACTGTAGTTTTTCTAAGAAAGCTACGTTCATCTGGTTTCCACCACAGCAATTACAACTGAGTTCTCTATGTTTGAAGTTCCGAGTTTCGATCATTTCTTCATCCGTTTGAACATTTTGACTCCCATCACCAATCCTGCTGGAGCACCGAGGGCAACCAGACCCATTTCCAGAAATCCGGTTTCTAAAGCGAGGTTAAATAATTCTTCCATTTATAACTCCTGAGTAATTCCACTACAGACCTGGGCATAGTAGAGAGACTGTTCTTCTCGTTCGGCATCACTGAGACTCAGCAACTGGTCATGAGTATAGTTCTCTCGGAACTTATCGATGACACAACTGCACCCCTGAGAAGCGAAAGAAAACGCAAAGTTCCATGGCATTCCCTGTCTCTCGTAATTCGGAATCATTCTGCTCGTACAGTTTCCTGTCCAGATGAAGAGGTAATGAGTTTTAAATTCCAACTCCGTAGCAGAGATCGTAGTAGCAAGCAGTAACAGGGGAAGCAGGAGTTTCACCGAGTCCCTTTGTTGATCGACTCCTCTAGTTTGGTAATTGCGATTTTCATTTCCAGTAGTGTACTGTTCGTTTCTTTTAAGACTCCAGTAAGTGCCTGATTTGACTCCTTCATCAAGAGTCGCAATTCCTGGTCTGCGAGGTCATCTTTGGTCAACCACTGGGTCCGCTCTCGCTCAAACCCCTTGAGGAGATAAACCACAAGCCATGCAGAAAAGCACAGGGCAGCAGTCACTACTCCAACCTCATTGATTATAGATACTATTCCTGTTGCTTCTGATGGCATATAATCGGCCTTGGTTAATCGTTAGGAGGTGTGGGCCAGGTTATGCCCGTTAGATTTCCGTCTGAATCTAGTGATGGTGATTGGGTTGTGATGTCCCTCAAAGCCTGTCTGTAGGTCTGCCATTCAGATTGATTAGAACCTGGGTAGTCGGATACCATTCGCCAATCTGTTTCAGCCAAGAGTCGGTTGCGTTGTTGACGGAGTAAACGCATTGGTTCTGCTGCTTGAAGTTCCTGCATTTTCGCCCAGACTACTGACCACTCAAAAAACCTGTTCTCATTCGATAAATCACGATATGTCCGTAGATAATGCTCTTCTGTGGTCACATTTGCATCAACGCAAAATTCTGAGTTAATGCCCAAAGCATTTAGTGCTTCAATGATCATCCGGCTATCTCCATAATTGTGATTGAAGATGATAGTTCAGCAGTGTTTAAATATGTAGTGTAAGTAAGGTTTTGTTTTACCAAAACCTCGATTTCTAACGATCCTCCAGAATGGGATGCCGGTGTATACATTTCGTTATGATTGATCTGTATAATGTCGCTGGAACCAGACCCGAAAAAAACACCGAACAATCCATTAGTCCCCTCATCCCCCACGGTTGCACTATTAGTATTATCTTGTAATCTGCCGTAAAAAGAAGCTGTAGATCCAGAACTAGTCCGAATTGACATAGAAACTAAAATTAAAAAACTACTGTTTGATTTTGTATTTGTAATCGTAGTTTTGAATGGTGTTGAAAAACTATCAAATGTAGCTGTACTAACAGATGGTTGAGAATCTGTACTAAAAAAATGTGTTTGAATAACATGCCCAGCAGGAAACACCACACTACTGCCAATCGTCCCATTATTCACCGTAATCGTTCCGCCTGACTCACTTGCAAAGCTAGTCCCGTTTAATTGAATTTCTCCTGCCATATTTAACTCACTACGTTAAGAGTGCCTGTTACATTGAGTGCAGACGCACCCGTAAAATTTGCATAGCCGTGACTGATCACTAAATAACCTGCCATCGTTCCGCTGCCTGAGAATGTTGTATTTCCGATATACATCCGGTTGGTTCCAGCACTGATCGCTAGTGAATCGGATACGGTTGAGCTGTGTTCGATGTAGTTTGCCGTTCCAACGACCAAAGCACTTTGATTGACAAAGCTGAGATTCCCAGCACCATCGGTCTTTAATACTTGGTCGGTTGTCCCGTCAGCAGTGGGCCACGAAAGCCCGTCCAGGATGATCTTGCCCGTAGTATCGGGAGTAATACTGATGTTTCCAGCAGAAGCGCTGACAATACTGTTGCCGTTGACATCTAGATTCCCACCGAGTTGCGGTGTCGTATCGTTGACCACATCCTGTAAGGCATTGTCTGCAGTAGTCCCTTGGGCGCTTGTAGCGTAGTCAGTCGATGCTGTAGTTGCTGCTGTGCCGAGACCAAGAGATGTTCTTACGGTTGCTCCTGACTCCGCTACCCATCCGCTTGCAGATCCAACAATGAAGTTCCCATCCGCACTCGACAGCCCTGCTATTGCAGATAAATCTGCATCATAGGCTTGAACCGTAGATCCGATGTCTGAATCAACAACAACGTTACTCCCTCCGTTCTGGAGGGTTCCTGTGAAGTTACTGGTGGTTGCGTCTAACTTGGCAGTATTGGCATCATATCCTTGGACCGAGGAACCAATATCACTGTCTACCAGAACATCCGATCCACCGTTCTGAAGAGTCCCTGTGAAGTTTGCTGTGGCATCTGAATAATCTGCATTCGTAGAACTGTATGCTTCGACATCTGTCCCGATGGTCAAACCGAGAGAGGCTCTAGCCGTAGCACCGGATTCCGCTACCCAAGTAGTGCCATTGCCGACAAGAATGTTCCCGTCTGTGACTGCGAGAGCACTGATATCGTCCAACTGCTGGTCCCAGGCTTGTACCTGCGATCCAATAGAAACTCCGAGACTTGCTCTGGCTGTTGAACCAGACTCCGCTACCCAATTGCTTCCGTCTCCTACGATGATGTTCCCATCCGTTTTGGCTAATGAGGAGATATCCTGGAGGGAGACACTATAGGCTTGAATATCTGAACCGATAGACAATCCCAGAAGCGTTCTGGCCTCAGAACTAGAAGTTCCTCCTGTGCCACCGAGGGAAACCGGAACGACTCCAGCCGTAATCACTTGATTGGAAATCGTTAAATAATTTCCGGTAACAGTCGCTAACGAAGTAGTGACAGGTTCAAATCCGGTCCCACTGACATAGTATTTCAGAATCGAATTCGTAGTATCGTACCAGAGATCTCCAGCATCAGGAGTTCCGTCATATGGATTCGTTCCTCCGGTTTTGTACTGTCCCTGGAAAGAAGCCAGTGCTGCTTCTGCATTGGTCTCGGCTGTTTCTGCTCCCGTCTTTGCAGTCTCTGCAGCTTCCTTCAGTGTCCTGACGGTCTCTACATCAACGAGGAGTTCAAAGTACGTTGTATTGGTTAGTGACGTTCCAGCAGAAGCATTGACTTTCGTGAAGTACACATTGTCATTCGATGAATCCCTGATCAGATCTCGGACTACGTAGGATGCTGTGGTCGTTGTGCTGTCAGATCCCCGAAATGTCCCAATTTCTTGGGTGGTGACAAATGCTCCCGTGGAATCGAAAGCCAGTAGCTTTCCGGCAAGATCTGCAGTTCCTGCTGCTAACTTCAGTGAAGTCGTATCCGTATCATTGACCGTCTCATCGAATCCAATCGCTTTGTCCGCAAGGTTTTTTACCTGCTGGCACATCATCGTTAATTTATCGAATGCCGCTTCTAAAGTTTCAGCATCCAGAATGTCATTATTTGCGTAGTCTGTGGTCTGAAGGAAGTCGGTTTCTCTCAGGATCGTGATCAAGGTTCCAGAAGCTGGAGCAGTCACAAAAGTAACGGTTCCCGTACTATCCGGATCAGTCAGAGTGTAGTGCGTGGTGATCGTCTGAAGAGTGTCATTCAGATAAACTTTGATCTGGGACTTCTCGGTGTACGGAAAATTGACAGTAAATTGAGTAGCAGTCCCTGGGCTTTCTTGACCGTACTGAACCTTGTTCCGGAGTACTGAGACCGTCATAGTGATCCTCCATACGGAACGATTTCAGCAGGAGACAGTCCAGGCAAGAAGTTCTGGTTGTTTTCTCTAGTAAATCGATTCTGCATTCTCATCAATGCCCCTGGATGTAGCATTTCCTGGATCTGGTAGTTGATTGCATAATCAAGAATTGTTCTGGAAGCCCAAAAGTTGACATAAGGAGTGTTGTTGTACAGTGCTTTCCAAGCAGTTTTCCCAATTTCTCCAACAGTTTCATCTCCTCTCAGTACTGCGGCTGTTGCTCCAGCCACTGCAAATACATCTTGTGCTGTTCCAATTGTAGGTCCACCGAGTAAATCGGCAAGACCATAACCGTACTTGCGAACATCATTTAACAGCCAGTCAGATGCTAGTCCACCAAAGCCACTTTGGGTTACTCCAACGTATGCAATTTTATAAATGTTATCAGGGTCTCTTGGATCAAGTGGTTCTCGGCCTTTCAAAATGTCTTTAGCGGACTTTATGGCATAGCCGATGCCAACCATCGGAAGTAAATGCAAAAAGGCAGGAGCACCCATTTGGGCAACCCGTGGGAAGTTTCGCATCATCATCGACAACGGGAATCCTCTGAATTGCCAGAAAGTTCTTGCTGCCATTGCACTTGCAGTCCCTGATTTACCTGCTCCTTCTCCACCAAAAGGAATCCGTCTCATGAACGATTGTTCTGATGCTCCTGGTTCAATAACAGCCATCGTGTTTTCACCGACTATGAACATCTGGATTTTGTCTGCCAGTTGATGAGAACGTTTTACAAGATCAGGAGGTACTTTGCCGTTCTTGATGGCATCTCGGACTCCGTAAGGAGTGATCAGGTCATGTCCTTCAACTTTGGTTGTCGGTAACTTCCTGATATCTTCCCAATCTGCTTCTGTGATCCCGTACTGACTAAGAGCATATCGATAACGTTCATTGAGTTGGTTCCATGGTCTTTTTGATGCCGTATACATGTCTCTAGACATAATATAAGCAGCACCGTTTCTCATGATATTTGTGAATCCATTCAGTGCGTTCCAACGGAAGAAATTATTATTTGCTCCTGTTACATACTGAGTAGCTGATCTTGCTGCAGCAAACCGACCTGCGGATGACCCAACTGCCCCCTCTAGTCCAAATCCCATCAGAATGCCAAATTCTTTGATTTCCTTACTGGATAATGCTTGTAGTGCAGCTTTGTAGGTATCGTAATAAGCACTGAAGATATTGACTCCGTGGTAACTGCGAGTAAATGCCGTGTAGATCGGATCGCTAAAAGCACTAAATACGGCACTACCGAGTTTGGACATCGATTGCAAAGCAGTAATGTTTGCTGTCCACTGGTGCAATGAGGGATTCGCTATTTCATAGGCTTTCCCTGATACGACATCAAAGTCTCCTTGTACTTTGTTTTTTTCAGAAGGAGTCATCTCCACATTGGACATCAGTCTCTTGAACGTCAGATCTGGGTTCGGTCCCATTCGGTTGATCAGTTCCAGATCGTCAGACAATCGTTCAATACCTGTCAGGATCGCATCTATCGGGTTTCTGTGACCATACTCGTTATTGTAAGCTAACCATGAATCTGCATCTTTAAAGTGGAGTTGACGACTCTGAGAAACCTTGGAAGCCAGTGACATCCGACCTACGTTGAGATCCGTAGGGATCAATTCATGGACATGCCGATTTCCGGAAACAATGTTGTCAAAGACTGCAGAAAGAAACTTTACCCGTTCAGCCTTGGTTTCAACAATTTCTCCTGTTGGCTTTACAAAGGTTCTCTCTACATCCAGTAACCCAGAGTTCTGATTCGGGTTGTCATCCGGTGCATTGTAAAGCCTCTGAATCCAACGATCTTTTGCTTGTTCTCTGGTGATCCCTTTTCTAAGAATTCCTCCTGCTTCAAACCCCCCAGACGCAATCGCTACTGAATCGTGATACTGTGTGGTCACATGATCGGCTAACCAACCGATATTCACCCCGTTTGCTCGGAATTGAGCGACTACATCCCTTTTGACTTCAATCGTGGCTTTCGCAAATTTTTGAGCTAATTCGTTATTTGTAACTGGGACTCCTTTTTTCGGAGCATCAAACATTTCATGGACAACATCTCTATGGAAATTGACATCGTCAAAGATCCCTTGGCCAAAAGGATACTGAATTTTTTTGTTTAAATTACTGCCCCCCAGAATAGTCGGTCTTGATAAAGCCCAAGCACCATCGATCCCAAGAGAATGGATTATGTAATTTAAACGTTCCCTCCTTTTTGACGCTTGTTGTCCTGCTATCGAATCCAATTGCTGGAATCCCGTACCTCCTTTTTCAAAGTCCTTTTGCCACCTCTGCGGCTGATACCCTGCAATATATTCTTTTAATTTCTTAGCTGATTTCGGGTCATTGACAATCCGGTTGTCTAACTGCGAATTGATGATAATTTGTGCTTTCCGTCTTCGTTTAGCAAATAACAGATCCTGTTTCATTTTCTCGGACATTGCTCCTGCGGCCCGTTTCAACTTTACAAGATACTCCGGATCTCCTTTCAGTAGAGCCATTTGCTGTTTTAATCGGTCAACCAACTCCTTGGCATCTTCTTCAGAAATTCCGAATTTCTCGTTAATTGCGATATCCAGACAGGGATCTTTTTTAGCCATTTCTCATCAGACAAAAAATTAAGTCACCGTTGTATTGTTCAATTTCCCGATTTGATTGCTCTGTGGTCAGATCTTCATCCCGTGCCAATGCCTTAGCATCTTCTTCCTTCAGTAGTCTCTGTGCATCCAGTTCTCTAATGCCAGCATCCAGTTCTTCATCAGATTGTTTTTCAATAGCTGCAATGACTTCATCGACCAAGGGTTCTGGTTCCTCAAGTTTTGCTACTGTGTAGTCAGGGACAAAATCATCTTCTTGTCGGAATCGTTCTTCTAATTGTTTTAACCGAGCAGTTTCATATTCGATTTCTGTTACTTCATCAGGGGTTAGTTTATCTTTTTTATTTAGTTCCTGCAGTCTACCCCTGATGGAAGTCGCTTCTGGAGTCATCCATTCTTCGGGATATTTTAAAACAGGTTGCATTTCTGCACTGACATCAATCGGCCTTCCTGTTCTCTGTTGAAGCAACCCTTTCCTGACTGCATTGGCACGGTTTTCCGGAGGAACTCTCTCAATAAACTGCTGAAGTTGACCAGGAGGATCAGTAATGGTTGATGGGACATCTGGGTCATAAGCACGGGCTTCCTCCAGAGTAGGGATTCTTCCTGGGTAACTATCCTCTGGTTTTACTCGACCAAACAACGCTCCCAACCCTCCACCGAGACCCGTAGCAATTCCAATATCAAACAAGACATCTTGAGCATCATATTTCTGCTGATAACTCGCCCGTTCTGACATTAGTAAGGGAGAAGCCAAGGTAGTCAACAAGGCAGCATCTGCTGCTCCCAATAACGCTCTGGAACTACGAGCACCAATCCCAGCATACTGTAAGGCTCTTCTCGGTTTATCGAACTGACCGAGCAATGGGATGTAGTTCAACGGATCTGGGACTGCACCAGCAATCACCCCTCCGTAAAAGGCAATGTAGTCTGTAAAGTCCTGAGCTTGTTCCAAATAATAGGCATACTCTCTTTCAGCATCCATCCGGTCTTTCAGCAGTCTCGCCTTTGCTTCTGTAAACGAGTCATCCCATTTAATTTGCGGATCAAAAAACTCAGATTCCTTGTATTCTTCTTCAGTGATCTTTCCACCACGCATTTCAGAGATGGCTACATCTGCCATTGAAGCAGGAAGTAAGATCGACATATCACTGAACATTTTCTTTGCACCTTGCTTGAGCATGAACCCGAAACTTGGGTCATAGTTTTCTACAAGAGGTGCTTGCCCTACATAATTTGGCTCTGGAACGTACCCGATCATTGTCCCTCATTGAACAAACGATTGATCTCTGTATCCAAAGCCTGACGGGATTTGATATTTGCTAAGTGCGGTGCTGCTTGTTTTATTAACCGATCTATGGCTTTCCGTGCTTTTTTCGAGTCTTTAGCATTGGCAATAATGGCTCTGGCTGTTCCGACATATCGATCAATCATGTCTCTGTCTGCAGAATAGTCTCCGGTCTCTTCCGCTTTTTGTTCAAGTTGACGGACTGGGGCAGACAATGCCTGATCTACTTCTTCCATCAGTTCTGGGATCACTCCCTTCGGCTGATTCTTGGAACCTGTGGCTTTGGCTTCTGCTCTTGGATCAACGACTATGTTACGGACTCCTGACTGAATGCTTTCTACAATTGAATCTGCTGTTTCTTGAAGAGCCTTTAGTGCTGGTGACGCTAAATCCTTAGTTTCTTTCTTTATAGTTTCACCTACGTTCTCTGGCCCTAAAATTTCACTTAGTATCCCTGCTGTCCCAGGAGGTGTTTCATCAACTACTGAAGCAAGTGCTCTCAATTCACTCCAAGTAATTTCTCCTTTTTCAGAAGCTACTGGGACAAACAGAAGAGAATCCGGATCTTGAGAATATAAAATCAAACCTGTGTCCAACGGACTGTTTGACCACCGGAAGACCCGATCTTCTGCAGTTGCTCGGATTGCTGGATTGTCAATGGATTCCAAGGCTTGCTGTGCTGCTACCGTCAGGGCATCTTCAAACTGACCGTCTTCAAGATTCTCCATCTCTGCTCTTGGTATCCGGACCTTGTATCCGTCATCAAAACCAGGAGTCAGAAAGGCGAACTGTTTCCCAAGAATATGGTCATTGGCCATTTCTACGGCATCATTGAACGACTGTCCTTCTTCCATCAGCATCAAGGTATATCCCTTGACCATCTCCAAAGTACTGTTGACCAATTGCTTCGATGAAGTATCCCCGATTGCCATGGACTGACGGAACCCGTCAAAAATGTCATTGCTGACAATGGCTATACTGAAGTCCTTTGACTGAACTGCTCCCAAGATCTCTGGTTGCCGTTTGTTCAACTCTGGTCGGATCAGTTCGGAAGTTCTCATTCTCTGCAGGATCGCATTGCTGTGAGGCATCGTGTAGTGGTACGCAGAGAGTTCTAGTCCAATTCCTCCATTCTTTTTATCTCTGGAAAACTCTTCCATCAGTAACGGAGCAAACTTTCCTGCTGGTTCCAAATAGGTCCGGAGTGCCATGGCATACGGGACTCCCTCTCTGATGTTCCCCAGTTCATTGAGCAGCACTTCCTTGACTTGATTCGGCAACAGATTGATTCGGCCCTTGCGTACTTCTTCTGCTAACTGAAAAGGGATGTGGCCTTCTCCAGTCAAATACCTTGTCTGCTCTCGGATGCTTCCTTCTAAAGAGGACTCATCAAAGTACTCTAAAGCGTTTTGTTTCGGACTTTTCTCTGCGTAGTAAGCTGCAGGGTCTTTTGCTCTGGATTCTCGGATCTGCTTGTGATGATTGATGTAGCGTAAATAGGCTCTTTCCTTTAACTCTATCGCAGGATCTCCTCCTTCTATCGAATAGTACTCTGGTGGTTTCCGTGCCAGTGCTGTTTCCACAGTCAGTCGGTTTGCCTTCAGAGGGTCCGCCATGTCATGAGCTAGAGATTCCACATAATCAAAAGCCATCTGGTACTTTGCCCGAAAGGGTCTCCCGTTTTTTGTCTCTGGCAGCAGTTCGATATTCTGGTCAAAGTCATTGGCTAGTCTGGCTAACTGGGCTTTTGGTCTCATCATTTGACCAAGAACTCGGTCAATCACTTCTTGTGCTCCAGATGCCCGATCTGCGTTGATGCCTTCCAGTGCCTTGGTTGCCTTGTCGAAGAGCCTTAGTCGTTCTTGAATTTTCAACCCAGGGAGCATCGACTCCTTCCCAGGTTCCTGTGCATTCCAAAGATCTAGAAACTGTTGAGGATCTGAATCGATCAGACGTTCCCCGAACTCTCGGTCTACTTCTGCTTCTGCTTCTTGTAATTTCAAAACCGTTGAATTCTGGTCGAAAAGACCTTTGCCTCCGGACACCTCCGGACCATACTCGTTGATCAACTGACGGTATCGGGTAAGCCTTTCCTCTCTGGAAAGCTCAAGAGACATGATGTCGTTGTAGGATTCGCTAAACGATGCTTGATTGGCATCTGTGGTACGAACATCAAACAAACGAAGACCTTGGTTCAATTCCCGATTGATAATGTCCAACCCCCATGCTTCAACATCTGTCTTCAGAGCACCACTAAGACCTGTGGTCGCATCATTCAAATAACCCAACAACTCTTCTCTTCTTTGGTCTATGAACGCACTTTTCTCATTGGGATAGTTGTTGATGTCAAAAGACTCGGTTTCATTGAGCAATGTCGTATTGAAAAACTTTTTGGCATTTAACCGATTAACGTCTTGTTCCCTTCTTGTTCGTAAGGCCAAAACCTTGGACAGATTGTTTACTTCAAATCTTTTGAAATAGACCTCCATGTCCTTTTCTGAAATTCCGTACTTCTGTTGCAACTTCTGGAATCTGGACTTTTCCCCTTCTGGTGCTCCGTAGTACCACTCATGAATTCTTTGTTCATCTTCCAAAGCAGATGCCGAGGGAGCAGTCTCAAAACTCTTTTGTAGATCAATACTGTCTCGGTTCAGATCCAGGCTCAATAATTCCAGTTCCCTTCGTTTCTCTTCTCTCTTTTCTTCAGCATAATTCTGAAAGATCGCATCACCGATGGAGAAGATGCCCTTGCCGAGTTGCTTGAGTGATTCGAGCTTCGCATAGTTTGCAGAACTCTGGAGATCCAGAGGTTGTGTCCTCGGAGAAGAAACCGGAGACAGTCGGTTCTGTGAGGGTCTCTGTAGATTGGTCTGGTCGAAAGGTAGTCTCATTTCAATGCCCCGTACCCTAAGATTCCACTACCGACCCCTTGGAAGAGTGTTCCCAATAGAGATTGATCTCTGGAACCCCGTGTTGCTCCTGCTGCTCCTCGTAGAACTCCTGCTTGGCCCTGAGCTTGTCTCCAGTTGATTGCTGCCTGTTTGACCTTCATGTCTGCTTGGAGTTGCCCCTGGAGTCTCGTTCTTGCTGCTTCGTAACGAGTGTTGTAATTGATCATCCGCTGATTGTACTGGTTCTGAAACTCCTGAGAGATCTGGACGTTTGCTGGAGTACCGACATTGACTGATGCCCCAGAAGATCCGGCTCTGGCCCGAATCCTACCGATCCTGGCCTTTCCTGCGATCTCTTCCTGGGCTAAGGCAGTCATTCCGGCAAATTCCACCTGTCTGGCGTTCTCGGCAGCAACCCGTCTGATCAACTGAGCTTCTTCTAAAGAAAACTGATAGTTCTCTCTTCCTGCCCGTAAAATCTCTGCCGCTTGTTGCTCGTAGTTCTGAGCAGTCAATGCATTCTGTTGTGCTGTCGTATAGAGGTTGAAAGCAGTTTCAACTCCCTTGTAAACGAGGAATGCGGTAGCGAGTGACATTATTCGTTAGTCTCGTAATCGATGGCTAAAAGAAGAACATTTAAGGGATACGGCTGATCCTGACGGATGTACAACTGAGCTTCGGTTCCATAGTCATCTCTCAGGGTGTAGCTTTTCTCTCCTGTGAAAAATAACAGTGCTGCCCCGATTCGATCTGCTGTCGTTCTAAATACGGCTTCTGTCAGGTTCGATGTGTTTGCTCCAAAGATGACACCGATGGACTCCAGATAACTGATGGTTGCAGTGTCCAAGAGATACGGAGTGCTTCCGTACTTGAAACCAAGGGAGTCGAGTAGTTTGATGACAAACTTGTGAATCCGCTTTTTATTGCCTACAGAGGTTCCAGCCGAGGTCGGTTGGACCATCGGGAGCGTTTGGAGATTGCTGTTGTAGCCGAGTCCAATTCGGTATTTGGTTGCTGCGGTCTGTAGTGTGACTTCTCCGGAGGAATTGACGGTCTGGTTCGGTTGCACCGAAGCATCTGCGAGAATGGAAACCGATTCTCCAGAAAGGTGCGATAAACCAGTAACGGCAGTAGTAGCTGTGGTTTGGTTCGTTGGCTCTTCGAGACCAGAATCAACAAAATGAGCATCTGTTGGATCGATCTCGTCACCGACATAGTATCTTTCCATGAATTCGACATAGCGGACCTCTGTACATTTTCGGAGAGTCGTTACCGAGACATCCGTTGTTGATCCGGAGACGGTGATTGCAGTTCCTCCAGATGTTGCTGAAAGTTGGAAAGTATCGGTAGTAGCACTGACAACGTAGTAGAGAGTATCGGCACTGAACCCATCGATGGCTGTTCCATCAAAGGCGACAGTATTCCCGTCAGAAAGTCCATGGGAAGTCTTGCTAAAAAAGTCAGTGGATTGATTGAAGGTACATGATGCTAAGGCTGTTTCTCGTTTGTGCCGTTTGACCACCATCCAAAGTTGATCGTGTGTATTCCGTGGAATGACTGCAATCGATTCGACCTTGGCGTGATTTCCGTAGGTACTGTCGTAGTGAATTCCGGCTATCGTGTGTAAATGCCATGCTCTCATCTGCAACAGATCGACATACGTAATCGCAGCTAACTTCCCATCGGCTCTTCTACACCAGAGAACCGAGTACGGCTGATCTTGGTAGGCTGTTCCCACAATGCCGGATTCTGTTAGATTCTCTGCTCTCAAAGACAGATCTGCTGCTGCGTACTGATCCTGGAGTTTATCGAATGCCAACTCTCTGATTTTTCTGCCGTTCTGCTGAACGTAGAGCAGGTTGTTGCCGATTTTTGACGGAAGCGCAGTAGCATCGGTAGCCCAGGCAGAGACCTTGGCAATCGTGAAATTGAACGGAGTGACGGTTAAATCGTCATCTGCTCCATAGATCTGGAAGATGCCACCGGAAGTGCCGAGGGTCATTCTGCGGTCCTCGTTCATCCATTCAATCAAATCGACTGTGTCTGAAGAGATCGTTAGCGAAAGAGCATTGTTTTCAAAAATCTGCTCTCCAATGATGGTCTTGCCAGAAGAATCCGTTCTGCCTGTCGATTGACCCAAGGGTTCCGATGCTGCGAAGTTGTTGAAGTCTCCTGTCTGAGAAAAATAGATGGTCTGAGGTTCTGAAGACGTTCCTCCGAAAACAAGTCTCTGCTGAAAGATCTGAACGGTTCTGGGGTATCCAGAGGTCTCTGAGAAACTTCCGAGTTGCCATTCTGTAGTGGTTCCTGGGGTCGATAGAGCCGATTTTGTTTTAGCCAGAATCGTGGTGGTCGGATTGCTACTGTCCAGTTCTAAGATCTCGGCATATCCCCATTTGATCTGTGGCGCAACCTGCAGGTTCAAGCGGATGACTCGTCCGACATCAGTGCTCTGAAAACCAAGGTCCAGATTGATTCCGGTGGTATCGGAAGCCAGTATTTTGATGTAGGCATTCTTGTCGATGATGTCCTGGAAAAAGACTACGTCTGTGGTCGGTGCAGCATTGATCAACAGTGGTGTGCCACCGGATGTTGTCGAAAGTTTAAAGGTGTTCTGAGTTGCCTGGATGATGTAGTAATCGCTTCCTGCGGTAATGCGAGTGGCAATCTCTACGTCTCCAGAAGTGGTCTGGCTTGTACCGGAAGTTACGGTAAACGTGTTGGCATCAGGAACCGTGGCAACGGTGTAGAACCCGTTGACTCCATCTCCGGAAGTGTGATCCAGATAGACCTCGTCCGAAACGGAAAAGCCATGAGAACTCTTTGTTACGGTGACTGTGGTCGTTGATTGCGAATACGTTCCTGCTACGGGGTTCCCTGCTAGTCCGGTTGCTCCGGTGAAACGAACCTTCTGCCCATTGACAAAGGGATGATTGCTGGAGGTAAACGAATTGGTTCCTGGGTCTACGTTGGAAGAAGTGACCGTGATGATCTCTTCTGCAGTCAATGTTGAATTGGTAAACGACTCTGTCCAGTTTGCGGTATCTGCTAGAGAAACCGTCATCGTGGTGTCTTCGGTATTGACCGGAAAGTAAGGACCGTCCTTTAAAACCAGTTCCGTCAAGGACCACGAGGCAACGTCTAAACGCTTTAACTCTCTCGGAGGATGAGTCGGATGACAGATGAAGAGGACATCAGCAGACTGAGTAAAACTGAGATCGGCTAACTGAGCCGTAGTATATGTAGTAACGACTTCGTAGGGAGAACCACCGGATTCGATGATTCCATCATTTGCATAGAAACGAAGTAAGTTATTGGAGAATTCTAAAATGACCGAAGTCCCTTGACCCCGATTGAACGGGACCAAACGGACCTGGGCATTGGAAGGAGTGCTGTTGGCAAAGAACGTCCCTGGTCTCCGAGTTACGGAACCCTGGGGAAGAACCACCATGTTCTCAAGAAGAGCCAAGGAAGATCGATAGGACTCCAGTTCCACCATCCCCTGCATTCTCGGAGAGATCATCCCGTCTGCAAAGGAAGACTGAAGTGCTTGAATCCTCATCTACACCTCACTGGAAAACTTGGCTCTTCTGGGCTGAGAACCGACCAAACGGGCATTGATCAAACCATCGGCTACAAACTCGACAGGCATCGACCTCTCCTGAGAATCGACTCCTCTAGCTTCTGAAAGAATCTGAAGATACTTCGTAAACATCCTGTCCCGAAGATCCGCTCGACCTGTCAGATTTTCTGCAATCTCCGAAGCTAATTTGAGCGCAATGGCATGGACCAATAGAGAATCGAAGTCGTTCGGATCAGTAATCTTTTTGATGTACTTCAGTTTGACTGCTGTACTGTCTGTCAGAATGTACCGACCCTCGACTTCGTATTCTTCAAAGTAGTTTTCAATGTCCAGAACTCGGAGACAGTCACTGGGTAGAGCAAAGCGTTTGGCATAACCCCACACGGGAGCACTGACATCGGCAGAGAGTTCTACTCGGTGGACTGCACAGTTCCAGGGATGAGACCTGAGGACCGAGTCTCTACAGTCTTCGTAACGAAGATTGACAACTCTGGCCCTCTCGTTCTCTTCATTCAAAGCTGCAATTTTGGTCTCACCGACATTCGTCAGTGCGATATTACAGATCTGAACTACTGAAGACATCAGTCAATCACATAGACAATGTAACCGACCAGATCATCCCCATCGGCAATAGCCGTATCCTGACTAGTTGCTCGGATCACTACACCTCCCATTGACTGAAAGACATAGGTTCCGCCAGTGGCCTTGATTCCGGCTAAAGCACCTTCCATGTTAAAATACCCTGCAGTATCTACGGAGAGACCATCGATCAGACCATCAGGATCAGCAGCAACTGCTGTGTTATCCCCGTCTGTGTAAGCATCCCAACCAAGATCCAAGGTTGCCGAAGAAGTGGTCCAGTTGCAGTACATGCGAGAAAGACCCAACAGAACTCGTACTCGTCCTGCCGGAAGTTTCCCGATGGCTACTGAAGAGGTAGCATCCCCAGCACCGTCCTGGTCATGGGTGAAGAACATTACACGGAGTCGACCCTGGAATTCGGTGGACTCGTTGTTGACTACCGGATCAGCCGTAGCATTGGCGTATTCCGTAGTTTTTTGAGTGGTAACAGCCATTAGTGAACTCCGTTATTAAGATTCAACACAATCGATTTGAACAACCTTGGTCTCTTCCATCCGAGTTGCCCCGATGGACATACAAGCATAGACCTGGGTGGCGTAGGACTTGTCAGGACGTTCATCGATTCGTACCGTCAAATCTTTGGCTACTGCCAACAGGACTCCGTCTACTGCGTAAGCAAAGCAACTTCTGGTAGAACCAGACAAGCCTAGCCGAGTAGAGGTCACGAAGTTAAAGCCAAGAAAGTCAGTGACTTGGCCTTGGGCTAAAGATTTTACGGTGTTGAAATCAGAACTGGTGACTTCCGTGGTCGCTAACAGATCCTGGATCTGCTTCGGAGAAACTACGATCACTCTAGGGATGCTCGGATCAACATCAGCGTTGTCCAGAATGAATTTGGCTTCCCGAAGTTTAGCGATGGTCATCGCAGTTCCACCAGCAGCAATCACCTGAGAACCACTGTTGTATCCGGAAAGAGTCACCGAAGTTGTTCCGGTTTCGCCCGTATACGCAGTTCCTGTTGCTGCACTGATGATGACATCGTCCATCGCTCTACCGATTGCAAAAGCCTGAGCCTGTGCATACGAAGAAGTCGGATCGACAATCATCCGGAGTTTGTCCTGGTCATCAATCAGATCTGCTACCTCGTAGTCTGCCAAAGTCACTCGTCTTCGGGCATGAGGCGTATCGTTGATGATCGTGTCTGCTCCACGGGTTGTCCGGACGGAAGCAGTTTGAGAACCGATTTGATCGAAGAAGGCTTGTTTTGCTCGGACCCCTTCCGTACGCACCAGACCACGCAAGCGTGATCCTTTCTGTTGGGCGAGGTGAGCTAGATTCTGGGAGTACTGCTGGACAAAAGCAGTCGTTACCTGATTAGACATAATCCAACCTGAGATGAGAATTGATCTCATGCCTATGATTGGAGTTGTCCTACATCAGATGTCTGATGTCTCAGGATTCCGATAGGAAGCAGAAGAAGTACGGGTCAGGATCTGGTTGTCCGTTTCCGTTCCTTTTGCATGAGGGAATCTGTGGGCTTTGTGACCCACTGGTAATACTTATCAGCAAGTTCAATGGGGTTACTGATATCGGCCACTGTACCGTTTTCTACTGCGATACGCAAGCATTCTAATCGAAGCTGAATCTGTTCTTCTGTCATGTCAAAAGCTCTCGGAGTTTCAATGCCTCGCTAACGTATTTATCGTGTTCCGGATGCATCCCATTCCAGTACGGAGAATCCGAATCCATGATCTGTTGCAACCGACTTTCAATCGATGCTCTTCCCCCACTGTCACCAAAAGCCACATCGTTTTGTAGCATACCATCTTCCTTTAGTATTTGACCGACTCGGTTGAAGAGTTTGATCATCTCCGGAGAGTTTCCCAGGCCGGATGCTTCCACCATCTTGACCGTATCTGCGTCTGCTAACTGGAGAAATGCCTGTTTGGCAATCTGGGTCTGACTCTCAAAGTCGGTTCCCCATTCTCTCTTCAGTGATTCAATCCCTTGCTGGACGGCTTCCTGGTACTCGTTTTTTTCCTGGGATCGAACTTGTTCATACTTGTTCATCATCCAATCGTAGACGTTCCGTGCCTGATCCTTGGAGAGACCCAGTTTGTGAGCGTTGTTGACGTACTCCAGATTGATGTCATTCGACAGATCGATTTCGTAACCCTGTGGGTCCGGAGGTCTGCCGAGTTGATTGTAGAGTTCCTCGTAGTTTCCGTCAGCAGGAAGTCGAACCAGTTGCTCTGCTGGAACTCCCATTTTTTTAACTAGATTGACATAGCTTTTTGCTAGCTTCGATACATCGTCAAAATTCCGTAGAGACGGTTCATGAGCCAGTTCTTCCGGTAACGAAGTCGGATCAAACGCCATGGGGGATTGGGTGGCCTCGGTGGTCTCGGTGGATTCCGTTGGAACTTCATTCATAGGGTCTTTCCATTTGGGTTTCTAGAGTCTCCAGATCAATCTTCAAATACCGTAAAATGTCTACCACTACGGAACGCCTACCGTCCTGGAAAGCAGAAGTGTACGGATCATTGGGGATGTGAGTGGAATTGAAAACGAAGTGGCGTTGGCAGAGGTCCGCTAAGACCTTGCGACCTTGAGGTGAGTCAAAGACAGTCCGATAATCAGACTGCCTCTTTTTTTGAAAGATCATGCGCTTCTGGCTTTTGCTTCATTAAGAGTTGCTACGGATTCGTCTCTGCGAGACTGTGAAATCAAAGACTGTTGTTGGGCAATTACTTGAGCCTGTTGCATCTGTTCCATCATCTGCTGTTGCTGAAGTTCCTCGTTCTTCTTCTGATCCCGTTCGGCTTCTGTACGGAAAACTGAGGGAGAAACTTTTAAAATCTCTGCTGCCAATTCGGCAACTCTTCCGGTTTCAAAACGTTCAATGACCGTCGGATCAAGTTGTGCAAATGGAACAAGGAACTGAATCAACTGTGAAATCGAAGCGAGTTCACCGGATCTCTGAGCAATCGCTACCGGATTGGAATACGAGATTTTGAACTCTGCCTGTTGCAAGGACTGTGGTGCTTCCGGAAGGGAACCATTTCGTAAGAGAATCGATACTGTTCTCAAGACCAGAGGTCCAAGCAGTTCAACTTCTTGACGAGCGACAATGGGTCCAAGGATCGAAAGTCTGTCTCTCTGCCTTGCAGCAATCTCTGTTGCCGAAAACCGGAGGACATCCCCGTCTGCAGCAGTTGGTCCAGGGAGTTCCAGGAGATCAATGTAGAATGCTCGTTCAATCGCATTCCGGACCTGACCCATTTTTGCTTCATTGAGATCAATTCTGGCATTTGTGATCAACGGAGTGATTCGATCCTGTGGTCCAAGTCCGGCTCTGAAATAGTTCAAGCCTCCTGGCTGGAGTCTTACGGGTCCGAGGAATCCATCGTCTGGCAGTAACATCGGAGGATCGACTACTTTTTGAAGAGCAATCAGACCAATTCGTTCCATCTCATTGATCATCCGGACATCCGGCAATGCTTCGATTCCTGGTCCTCGTCCGTAGACTTCCATACTGTTCTTTTGCCATCGACTGACAATGTACGGTAACTCCTCAAAACCTCCTTCTCGGATTTCCTTCCTAGTTGCTGTTTCAATGTATGCCGATAAATACGGTTTCGACAGTTGTCCCTTGCCGGACTTGTTCCGAGGTTTGACACAATGAAGAATTTCAAAGCGTTCAAAGGGATTGTTGTCTGCTGCCTTTTTGATTTCATCAGATAGCGATTCTCCGAACTGACGGTAGAGAGATCGTGCCGTGTCCCAGAAGGTCCGGTAGATAGCATCTACTCTGCCGAGTTTGTCTTCTGCGATGTAACAGTGTCCTAAGAAATAGGACCGGAAGACCGGACCGAAGGGAGGTTCATTGGAAACAAAAAGGACTGCTGTCCCGAAAGCCATCAGATCCAGAAAGTATTCATGGATCGAAGAATGGAAACTGCTCTGAGGAGAATTGAAAACAGCCATCGTTCTACGTGTGGTTTCTTCCAGCCACAACTGGACTTCTCTCTCTTTCATCAACTGCGGATCTTCGGTCTCCAATGAAAACCAGGGAACCGTATTGCTGGTCAACGTATTGTGAAGACCGGATGCTCCTCGGACCAAGGCACGGACTGCTGTGGATTCATAGATCCGATCTCTCCTCTGTTCTCCGGAAGCACGATACCGATTGGTAAAGTCTGCTCTGCGAGGAATCATCAGTTCTGCAATATCCTGCCACTGGTTCTCCCAGTTGCCTCTATCGCTTTTCAGTGCCTCGTATTCTTCGAGAATGTTCATAATGCACTCGCATATCTTCTACGATTCAGCGGATCTTTTGCCCCAGTTAAAATCGTGTCTTCTCGACCATATCGGTTCAACATCAGTCTTCTGATTCTGCGGAGTCTTTCCTCCTCCGTCATCTTGTCTGCCTTGGTCGTTGCTGTCTCAATATTTCCAAAAGGATCATCGTTCCCTGTGAAATCCTTAGCATCCAGATCTGCCGATGGCATTGGGTCAGAAGTGTCCTTTACTGATTTACCACCTGCTAGATCCATTGAACCGAGCAACTCTAGATTCGGGGTCACTTTTTCAAATTCATGGACTGTTTCCTGGGCTAACTTTACGGCTGGATAATTCTCTGTGTAGAACTTTGCTACATCATTGACCACAGGCATTACTTTTTCTTCTACATAGGTCGTTACCTGCTCCGCAGCATTTTCCAAGGTTGGATTGCTTTGACCTCCGGAGATTGACGACCCTGCTTGCACTGCTGCTTCCTGCAGATTGCTACCTGCTTGGACTACGGTTTCCTGGATCTTTGTGCCCGTATTGATCGCTTCCTGCTGTAACTGCGTCCCTTGTTCAACTGCAGACTCCTGCAACCCCTGGACACTGATCTTCGTTAAGTCCTGGTCGGTGTTCGGTCTAGGCACATTGATGTCCTGGATTGCTTCGACCACAGGGGCCGCAAGATCCTGGTCCAGATTCGGTGTGGGGATGTTGATGTTGATTGAAGGAGCAGAATAACTCGGAGCACCTTTGCCACCACCATTTGTTCCCGATAGATTGATCGGACCTCCGAATAATGGCTTTGTCAGAGTATCCGTGTTCTGGTCGATGACGTTCCTGGTCTGATCGATGATCTGCTGTCCGCCTTTCTGTAAGTCCTTCGTGTTTCTGTCTACAAAATCACTAAATAACGACATCACTCACTCCTATAAAATATTGTGACCCGATCTGTTGCCCCCCTTGGCGCTTCAGAAACTTATTCACTCGTTCAAAATCAGATTCCGGCTTGCGGAAGGTTCCATAGTAAAAAGGGACTTTGGCTTCCTTGGCAATGTGCTTCGATACTTTGTATAAATCAAAAGCAGTACGGGTCTTGCGGTGTTCTGGGTTGACGTAACAGTAGTATTCGTAGAGCGCTACGTCCTTGGTGTACCAGTGACTTTCGACTCTGAGACCCATGTGTCCCAAGAGTTTTTCCTCTTCGGTCTTCTTCAGAACTACGTGGTGCTGAATGCTGTCTGTTAGAAACGAAATACATTTCTCTTCATCCATCTTTCCGAAGGGAGCCATTTCGACATACATGTTCCGGAGATCTGCCATCAAGGCATCTATATCGGCTAGAGTACACTTTTCAATCATCGGATGGCTGAAGGACTCCGGACGGTAGAAGTCAGAATGCTTTGCTGATAGTCTCTGCGAATTCCCTGTTTCCTCGGATCTCGTTCCACTTCAATCTGTTTCAACAAGGACGGAAGCATCTCGTTGATCTGGTCTAGCTCTGCGCCACTCTGTTGCATCGTGGTCTGGTACTGCTGAAGAGTCGGTTCGTATGCCTTGTAATTGGCCTGGAGACCCTCGTAGGTCGATAACAGTGCGTTATATGCATCCAGACGGGCCTGAGTCCTTTCCGCTTGAAAAGCATCGTAGGCACTCCGAACCTGGGGTTCAAAGGCAACTGCTTCATCGTAGGCACTTCGATACTGAGGATAGTCCTGCTGGTACGACTGCTGTGCCGAAAGTCCTTGTTGTCGGACTGTTTCAAAACGTTGTCTCAGTTCCTCCACACGGGAGACGGGGTTGTATCCTCTGGCCATGCTCTCCAATGGTTGAAAGGGTCAAAAGTGCGATCTGACAAAGAACCCTCGGCTACCTCTGCTCTGGGTCTCCAGGTCCGAACTGTGGCATACCGAAGAGATTGAACGGCATAACGGGTGGCGGACATCAGGTCATCATTCTTTCTGACAATCTTTCCGTCCTTGCGGTGATAGATTCTGTATTCCTTGTACCAATCCTGCAAATGATCGAAGACCTTCAACCGTCCTGTTTGAAACCTTGTGATCATGGCCATGATTCCTGGTTCGACAGCAATTCCGCCTTCCGGATTGTGAAAGTGGGAACCCAAGAAATTGACTCCAGCCCTGCGATACTGATCGGCTAAGGCATGTCCACTTCCCTTGTCATGAATGCTCCCGTCATGAGGCCAAGCTACCGGAATCCAGTTCCCTCGGAGTTTGATTGCTTCGGCATGTTGCAACATTGCTGCACCGGACTGACAGTAACTGTCATAGAGATAAGCCGTGTCGGTGTCACGGTCCCAGGCTACCCAGATTGCTGCAGTCGGATGGTCAAAACCGAAGTCGATCCCACAGATCCTCGGCCAGTGTTCCGGAATTTCAAAAGCTCTGACCGAAAAGGATTCCTCTGCAATCGGAAAGACTTGTCCACTTCCAAGTACCGGAATTCCCTTGGATCTCATTTGACGCTCATGCAACGGTAACGCTGAGAGAATCTCCTGTTTTACATCTTCAGATAAATGCGGAGCATCGTCCCAGGAAGCTGTCACCAGTTGCTGCGAAGGCTTTCGATCATTCAAAAAGTTCTGAACAACTCCGGTTACTCCCCGTTCCGGTGTGAACGTCAGATAGACCGGACCCCCGTTCTTCAATGATGCACGAAGTGATTGAGAGTAAATGTCCTGCGGTGGTTCCTCGTCCATCCAAACTACGTCTACGGCTACTCCCATCCAGGCAGAAGCACCACTGTCATATGATTTGAACTGGAGTCTGCTCTTCCCATTGACATGCTTGACCAGCACCATGCCGATCCCGTTGGGAACCCCAGGGTTTCTTTCTGTCGATAGAATCAATTCTCTCGGTATCGCTGCTGTTCCCTGTGCATCCGGATCTCCTGGAGTTCCGAGAAGTTCACACTGAACAATGTCTCTCGTTGCATAGTGACTCTGTCCTGCGGCCCAGGCTTGAATCGGTCTGTCGAACCTCCAGCCATCCCACCACTCCGGATACAGTCCCGTTAGATGATATGCCATCTCTGCTGCACCACAGAACGTTTTCCCGACCTTGTTCCCAGCCATCAGACAACGTTGCCTTGCCTGATTCCCAGAATCGTCCCTGCTCCGGTGAAACTCTGCCTGATACCGATACGGTTCGTAAGATAATAGCTTGTTGAACTTCTTGGCTTCCTCGTACTCCTTCTGGAGTTCTAGAGCCTCAACTACTATTTTTTCTTTTTCAAGCATTTACCGGCCATCTTGCACTTGCTCGGTGACGGACACGTTGCACACGGTTTGAACGCTTTCTTTGACGTTTTCTTTTTTCCGTACATCATTTCGTTCCTTTCGGTTTGTTCCGTTTGGCAGTCTTTGCTGCTTGTTTAAACGCTTTGTCGGTAGGTGCTCCCTTCTCTCCTTTCTTCCTCATGGGCTTCCCAGATTTTCGTTTCTTGTGAATGTTGGCGTACAGTCCTGGCTTCTTTTTCATGTAGTTGCTCTTTAGAAGTTTCCGTTCGTTCCTCACGTAGTTGCTCTAGCAACTTCCGTTTTCACGTAATTGTCTTCAACAACTCCACATCTTTCGACTCCAGTAGTTCGCTGAAGTTCGATCTGATTTTCCCTTGATCCCACCACTACGAGCACAGTAGCTTTTCTTGCGATCTGGCTGGTCCTTTTTAATGCTCATCTTCGGATCTCCGAAACGGACCTTGATCACATTGCCTTTATCGTTCTTCACGTAGACTGCGAACTTCTTCTTTTCCTTCGGTGTCCGAAACGGTTTGTTCAGACTGACCTTTTTCCCCTGGTACGTTGCCACTCCAGCATCTCCGATAACGTTCACAAAGAATTCGATAATTACAGTCATTACAAAATTTGAAGAGACGCACCTTACAATTCCTTGCTATTGTTTATCGGTTTGCCCATGGACCTCCAACAGATTCGCTCTGCCGAAAAGATGGCTCGACTACCGAGTGCGGACCGTGGTGTCCAACAAAGCCCATGAACGTTTACGTCTCTACAATCTCTGCATCCTCTATCGATGACAGTCCGAGTAACTTCTCGGCTAACTCGTTGCCTAACTTCTTCCTCGCTTCCTCTTCAATCTCCTTCGGTGACCTCTTGATCACTTCCTGAGTAATGTGCGATTCGGTCTTCGGCTTGAACCCTGCTCGGTCCAACAGGTCTCTGGTTGCATTGAAACGAGTCTTCTCATCCTCTGCAGTGAACGCCAGATCAACCATGTTCTGTAACGCATCGACCGCAATCTCTCCGAGATTCGCTCGGACCTGCAGTTCCACCAGTTCCCCATATTTCCTGTTCATCTCACGGATTGTATTGGCCGGAAGTCCGGACTTGTCCGATAACTTCTTGACTGTCAAACCTGCCGCTTTGCCCTGGGACCAGAGAGCACCCATCGGAGCACACTGAATCTTTCCGAACTTCTCCTTGATCTCAATGTCTCTCTGCTTGACTCGGTGTCTGGGGTCTTTCAT